TGTAGCTGCATTAGGTACACCAAGTACCCAAGAACAGTTACGATCCATTTGACACAAACGTGCATTTACAGTTGTAGGAGCACTTGTAGGAATTTTTTCTGATTGCCAAAAAGGTCTTTCAGGAAGTGCAGCAACATCATCTACTTGACTACGTCCTTGAGCAATAAAATATGATTTCATTGTAAGAGCATTACTTGCAGCAGTTACTGCTTGTGATGTGTCACCGTTGTAAAACTGAATTTGACCATCAGCTAGCATAACTTTGCCAGGCTGATAAGCTACAGTATTTACAGTTACAGGTGCATTTGTTTTATTCTGAAATGCAGTACCTACAGGCTGAAATGCAGTCGTGTTTGGTAAATTTGCAAGAATTTCAGAAACAAAGTACAAATGAGTACGAGGTTTGTTTGAGTAAGTTCCGTTATTCATTTTAATTAAGAATTAGATGGAGCAGCTGTCATAATTTGCAAATCTCTTGCAGCAAATGATGCAGCCATATCCACGATTTGATTGTGATAAATTTCTTCAAGTTCAAAATCTACTGGAGCATCTACACCAGCTTCATAAATTACGTTGGATGTTGTAAGAGTTTGTAAATTTGTAGTTAAGTCATAAGTACCTAACCACGGAATACGAGGTCTTTTTATATAAGTAATAAATACTCCTAAAACATCAAATTCTTTTTCTCCTTTTACATTTAATGTATCAAGATATAAAGAACTAAATTTTGGTAATGTAGTACCTGTCAAAGATTTAGCAAAATTACCGTGAACTTTACCATAATTCCATGAAGGTTGATTAATCCTATTTTTGACATCATCATGTTGCCATTGTTTTAGAGTAATCTTTTTTTTACATACTCCTTTTTTTATTTCTACTTCTACTTTTACCGGAAAAGCTATGTCATAAAGTAAGTTTCCTAAATTTAATTCATATAATCCATTCTGATATTCAGTAGAATAAAGCACATTTTGAACTCCAGGCGATTTAATTACAAGATTCGATAAAGCAGAAATTGCAAACTGATTTACTTCAAATCCTGATCCTTTCTCTACACCAAAGCTATAATAACCTTTTAATAGTTCAAGTTGTGCTCTATCAAACAAAGCATCAATTTCGTAATCATAAAAATTAGGATTACCAAATGTATGCAGCTTATTTAGCCTTTCTTGAAATTCAAAATGTGCTCTTGCTATGTGCATTATTTACGATATTGTGTAGATCTTGCTACTTGTTCTAATAGTTCATTTTGCTCATTACCAAACTTTGGATGCGACAAAAATTCAATAATAGAATTTTCTCCTGTGTATTTTGTAAATTCCATTGGTTTTTGTGGTGTACCATCTTCTGCTTTAGGACGTTGCCACGTATAAGTAGCACCATCTTTAAGAATAATTCCATGATAACGTGCTTCATAAAGAAGCACACGAGCTTGAAATTCATTTTTAGTTGCAGGTTCGGACCACATTGTGTACAACGAAACAAACAATTTAGCATTATCCAAACTACGTTTAATGTAGTTTTTAAGTTCATTATATGCAGCTTCAGCTGTAGTTGCACGTTTAGGAATATCAAGTGCTTTACAAAACTTACCAAGTTCTTCTTTATTATTATCATAAAGATCAACAAGTTTTGCTAAAGACCTATCTGATACTGCTTCACGTTGTTGTTTTACTTTAGCTTCTTCTGCTTCATGAGCAATATAAAACGGTGTTGTTGAGTTTCTTTCCTCATAAGAGTTTGCAATAAGACTATTGGCTCTTATGATATAAGACATAATTTCTCCAAATTCTGTATCTGTATCGAGAATAGTAGCACCATCAGATAATTCAAGAGTATAATCTCCTTTCATTAAAGCAGGTATTTCTTTAGTATCTGATACTTCTGTAGGATCTACAAACTGATTAGTCAAATAATTAAATTGTTTGCTCCATTTAAATTCAAGAATGTGCTGAACTTTAGCTTTTTCTCTACCTTTTAATACAGCTTCAAATTTAACATCGGTAAATGAATCATAATCCTTATAAGGATTTGGTATTTCATGTTCCATACCATGATTCAGGTTTCCGTGCCTACTCATACTTGGGTTTGCACAAATACGCACGGAAGTTCCTGGAGCACGTGTAAATTTGTTTTGAATATAATCAGTTTCGGTAACTTCATTACCTTTGTTGTCCTTAGTAGTACGTTTTTCTTCAATTTTAATAAAACCTACGAGAGGATTTACTTCAGGATTTGGTTTAATATAAATCTTTGCCATGTTGCTGTTAATTTTTATACGTCAAATTTAATATCAATTACTGCCATACGAGAACGGTCACGAATCATAAGACCAAAAGATTTTTCTACTTTACAAGTGTAACCACCAATTGCAGAATTACCTTCACCACCATCAGAAATAGGCATACCGGTTTTCTTATCCCATTTACCTGTAGATACATAATAGTAGTCAGCAAATTTTTCACAAACCATTTGCATATTATCTTTAATATCACCATCGTAGTTACGAGTTGTACCAAGATCTAGAATATCCATTCTCCAAGAATTTACAGGAATATTTGGATAACGTGGATGCATGTTAGTAGAGATGTCTGAATTATCTTTACCTGGATTAAGCATTACAGTTACATCAAGACCGTTTTTACCACGATAGTGAGTATATTGTGCACCGTAAGAAAGATAACGAGGATCTTTACCTGAAATAAAGTAGCTATCAACAGTTGTGAAAGATGATGCTTCAGATGCAACCATACGGTCAAAAAGCAATGCACCCATCTCACCAGTATCAAGAGTTACTTTACGTTGACTTGGATTAGCATCAGTACGTCCACGATAGATAGAAGAAAGAAATTCTTCAAGTCTAATTAGTGTAAGATTACCATTATGGTAAAGTTTATTAGAAGAATCTAATTGCTGACGCAAACCAGGACCAGTCTTTTTAAGATAACCTTTTACTTGACGAGTACTTGACTTACCAAATACAAGACCCCATTCAATATCAGCATAGATTTGATTCCACATTTCAGCTTCTGCCAATGGCATAAAGTTGTAATATGTTTTACCTTGATTATCAAGATAAGGTACACGCCAGTGTTTCAATACTTGAACTTGGTCACCACTGTTTTTATCTACACGTAGAGCTTTATCAGTAAATTGTAGTTCTTCAGCAACATTACCCATTTGAGAACGAAGTTCAAAAATAGTGTTAAACTGAATAGTACCATAATCCTGATTCATCTCATCTGCTACAGATGTAGATACTTTGTGGAATCTTTTACCAACTTGAAGCAAGTCAACAGGAAAGTAAAGTGCGGGATCATCAGTTTGAATAACTAATGTATAGATATATCCCAAACCAGCACGTTCAGGTTTACCTACGATTTCTACAGGATAATCCTCATTTTCTCCAATAAGAACATCAGGATATTTATACTGGTCTGTATCAAGAACTACTTTAAATTCTTGAAAATTTTGGCCTGGGCGATCTGTAGTTTCTAATACTTCAACTACAGTTGCTTTTTGTTTCATGTGACCTGTCAATTTCCAAGTGTAATCACGTGATGTTAGTGCCAACTTTTTACCTTTACCTTCTAACATACCTACGTAAGGTTTGTCATTGTAACGGTCAGTACCTGCAAACATCATAGCAATGTTTTGTGCATTGGCTGATAGATCATGAGGTTTATCCACACCATAAGTACGGATAAGGTGAGTGGAGTTAAAACTTGATCCGGCAAGACCTGAAGTTACCTCCGTAGGGCGAAGATCTCTAAGAGTAAAATTCATTGTTTATTAATACGTTTAAGTGAACTATTGAGTTTCATACGAATTAGGTGCTGGAGGAACATATTTAACATTTTCTCCTCCTATAGCTGTTCCACCTTTAGTACGTTTAATTTTATTAAACATGTCAAAAGTAGATTTATTATTTGTTGATTCTTTAACTTTTTCTTGTTGTTTCTTTATAGATGCAAAACCTTCTTTAGCATCATATCCTTGTATAATTCCAAGAAGTTGAGTTAGATGTGCAGGATTATCTTGAATTTGATCTAATACTACTTCATACCACAACATCGGTTGACCATCTTCTTTATATACAGGTTTGTTACTATTTTCAGTATCAATTACAGGTGACATAAGAGTTACTAAATTTTTAGCTACTGTTCCATTGTAACCATATTCTCTAGCAGCTGATTGTACTCCTTTAACTTTTTCTTGAAATACTTTTTCAGAATAAGCTTTTTTCTCTTTTGCTTCTTTATCAATACGAACTTGTTCTTTTTGATAGAACTCTTTGTAATGATCTACAGCAATTTTAGCTTCTTCTTCTAAAATATCTTGTTCTTTTGTAATTGTTACAAATCTCTTTGCACGTTCTGGTGTAAACTTATTTACTTCAGTATAATATTTGTATAATATATCTTCTGCTTGTTTTTCATTAGATATATCAATATTTTCTAAATTAACTTGTTGTTGCATTGCATTAAACAATGAACTAACATCAGAAAATTTACCACCATTTATACCGTGTTCAATTAATTTGTATACATTTTCATCTTGAATACTTTGTTCAATTTTAGCTAATGCCATTTGATCACGTAACAACTGATCATATTGCAATGCTTGATTAAACTTTTCTTCTGTACCATCAAATTTAAAATCTTCAGGTACATTTAATAGATTATTATTTACAAAAAAATCAAATACTTCTGAAAGTTCAATATTAACTGATTTAGATTCTTCCTCTTCTTCATTTTCAATTACGTCAGAATCTTCTTCAGTTGTATCTTCTTCTACATCTTCATCAATATTTTCATTATCTTCATTTTTAGGTTTATTTTTACCTACCTCAGATAATGGTGTAAACTTATCAGCCTCATTTGGAATATTTTCAGTAGATTTTGTAACTTCTTTTTTAGAATTATCACTATCAACTACTGAAGGTTCTTCCGGTTTTACATAAGACTCTTCGTTTAATATTGATGATAATGGAGTGAACTTGTCTTCTTCACTCATTATCAATTGTTCTTCTGGTCTTTTCATATTCTTTCTTATTTGTGCAAATTTATTAAATAATGTTTGTGGATATAAATTATAAAATTAATTTAATTAATGGTTTATATTTTTAAACTTACTTATATAGACTTATTTAGATTTACTTGAATTAAGTTTACTTTGTTCAATTCTACGTTTATTTTCAATTTCACGTTCTTTTAAATCTAATTCTCTATCTTTTTGTTGAGTTTCTTTCATAGCAAGAGCTGCTTCCATTTGGTCATATATACCATTATCATCTACATCAAGATCTTGTTGACGTGAGAATGAACCAATCATAGCTATGCGTTCTTTAGTATCAAGTTCCATACGTTTAAGATCGTACAATTGTTTGTATTGTTTATCAGCAGCTTCTTTTTGAGCTTCAATTTGCTGTTGTTGTAACTGCATTTGTTGTTGCTCCATTTGTTGTTGGCGATCCGCAACATTCTTTTCCATTAATTCTATTTCTTGAATTAATTCTCCACTAATATCACCTTTACGTAACATTTTAAGGAAAGTTGATAAATTAGTTTTATCATTTTGAATCATTGCTTGCATGTACTGTTCACTTATATCTTTAATACGAGTACTTTCACTATTATTAGATAATTGAAATCTAAATTTTGAATTTTTTGTAATAGTTCCTGCTTCAATTATAGAAATTTCGTCATCTGATAGTATGTCACGTACATACGGATGGTTTCTATCAACAGTTGCAGCTAGTAATAATGTAACAGATTGTAATGCAGCTTCCCATATAAGTTCATGTGTATAGTACAAGTATTCTGTAATATAAGCAGATTGCATTAAATCTTGTCTATTATCTGATACATTAGTACCTGGTGCAGTTTGTCCTAATCTTTCTCTTGGAACACCACCTGCTTTAAATATCTCATCTTCAATAAACTTAGCAAGTTCTGCATAGTATCTTATATTTTGAACATTAGATACTTGTACATACTCGGCCGGCTTAATATTATTTACTAAACCTGCACCTTGTGAATTTTGCAAAGGATTAAATGGCAAAAATCCCATTTTCATTGCATATTGTATAGATGTTTCTACATCTACTTTATCACTTAGAAATAAAGTATTAATAGCCGTAAATCCTCCATGATCTTTAGCAACATTAGCTAAAAACTTTGACATTATGATTAGATATATTTTATACCAAGGTAGCATGTAATCAACTACTGACATAAATGGAGCATTTCTATTATTATAAGATGCACCATATATTGGCAATTCTATATCGTAAGGATTATCAGGAGTAACCTGAAATATCTCAGGCATTGGTTCAATTTTACAATAAATATTATTGTTAATTACAGACCCTCTGTACAAATATGGAATCCATGTGTAGTATAATTTATGTGGTCCTAATTCATCTTCCCATTCCCAGTAAAATTTAGTAATACCTAGTTCATCAGTTTCTTTAAACTTAGTTGCAGTTTTAGGAGCCTTAAATTTATGGTCAACAAATTCAGCTTGTTCGTAACCAAACTCATCAAGGTAAGTATACAATCCAACGTATCTTTCAGTAACCCAAAAACAATCATAAACTGTACACATATTTACAGTATCACTTGTAGCATTACCATATCCAAATCCGCCAGGATGAATTACGTTTGCATTATAGTATTGTGACATGTAACCTGAGTTCAATTTTTGAAAATGCGAAGGAGATTCTGCATCTCTACTATGAACTCTTGCGTCAAGACCATAAACAGTTTGACTAATATTAGTTAATAATTTTACATCTTCATCACTAAGGTAATCACCGTACAATCTTTTAACTTCTTTTATTGACATCTCACGTTTATAACATGCATAATCTCCTTTATGTACCCATTCTATTTCAGGTGATTTATGATATGTAACTCCTAATGGATTTAATAGTTCTAATTCTACCATTCCATTTACAAGTTCTACTTTTATAAATTCTCCGGCAGAAACTACAGCATCAAAAAATCCTGTATTCTTTTTAAACTTTATCTGCTTATGGTTTATAAACTGTTTTAGCAGTTTATTCATTGCTTTTTCTTGAGCAGTAATGTAGTTTTTATATTTTTCTCTAATTTCATCAAAATTAGCAATGTATTGTTCTTTTGCCTGAAGTTCTTGCATAACTTGTTGTTCAATTTGCTTCAGTTCTTCTGGATTTTGAATATCACCATACTCACTCATTTTAATTGCAGCTTCTTTTTGCATTTCTGCTTGTTGCAATTTAACAGCTTTCTCTAATTCAAATTCAATACGTTTAGCATAATCACGTTTTTCTTTACGTAATCTTTCATTTGTTGCATTTGGTGACACATCAACTACAGAATATTTAAACAATCTGCGTAGTTCTTCTCCACGTAAAACATTTACAACATTGTGTAATTTATTAAGCGGTTGGACATAGTCAAGTCCTTTGCCTTTATCCCAATCAAACGGATCACAGTATTGTTGAAACTCTTCTTGATACAATTGATTATTTATATACCTATAATTACGATATCTAACTTGCCAATCAGAATCATAATTATTGTTAGCATGACTTGCAATGAAGGCAACATATTGTTTACCCCATTCTTCATCTTTTTCTTTTTTTCTGTCATCTGGTCTGGCTGCTAAAATTGTATTCATGTTAATTATATAAATGTTTTCTTGAATCAGTCATTCCACTTAATTCATCAGTTAATGATTGTTTTTCTTTTTTTGCTGCAAATCTTGTTAAATGTGCATCAAAATAACTCATAGCTTCGGCTGCATTTTTAGAATCTCTTATTTCATTTGATTCTAATTGTCGCATCTGTAATATTGCACCCATAAATGCCATTACTCGGTCAAAGTTACCATATCTATTGTAATTTTGCAACTCTTGTAGTAGTGCAATATCACGTATTAAATCAAGATTTGTAATAGTTTTTCCAAATTCATCTGTACCTCTACTCTTTTTTAACCATCTATTTACATACATTTCTCCTAGTTCTTTCATTCTTTCAGATGACATAGAGTGACCTGTTTTACGAAGATTAGTTTTTGAATTTGGTATAGCTTGTTCTACAATATCTGATGGTGGTTTTAATAAATATTCAAATGCATTTTTCTCTAAAAAGAATGTTCTAATTTCAGAACCTGATCTATCATTTTCATGAGTTACTAATGCATTATAATATTTTGCAAGTTTATACACTATATTATTTTGTGCTGCTATTGGGTCTATTGCAGGTCTTCCTACATATTGAGCAACTACTTCATCATATCCAATTTCTAATGGATATTTTGCAGTTTTTAATACATAGACTGCAATTAATGATTCACCTCCATTTGAGTCTTCACCAATAGGGTCAACACTTACAATATAAGCACCATAAGGAATAGCACCATGTATTTTTCTGGGTTGTTCATAGATAACAAGAGCACCTTCTCTATTTTTAAGATTATGTGGATGTGGAAATCTATCAATTGATTTATACTTTCTTTCAATATCTGGCCTAAATTCGTAATTTCCATCTGATTCTGAAATACTACCAACCGTGCTTAAATATCTCAAATCATCTGTAGTTAATAATCTGTCAAGTCTTGCTTCAATATCTGCAGTAGGAAATGTATTACCGCTAGTTATTAAAAATGCTTCACGTGGTGTTTTACAATACTGTGTTATTTCTGTTTCGTAAGCATCTTTATCTTTATCGGCTTGTATCTTTCTTTCTTGATTTAAATCTATTTCAGCAACCCAAGGTTTAATGTTACCATTTTTATCTAATGCCTGATGTAATTCACCATTAGGATCTGTAAATGTAGAACCTTCTCGAAACCAAGTAATATTAAAAAACAATCCACATTCACCTGAATCAGGTCCAATTTCATATATGTTTTTATATGATGCTAATTTATAAGCTTTTGGATTGTAAAACATTTCAGCAAAATCTCTTGATGCTCCTGCATTTCCTTTTGCATCTACCATATCACCACCAGTACCAAATATAATAGCAATTCCTTTATAAATTTTACCCGATCTTAAAGTAGGTTCTGTAAATGTCCAGGCTTTTGCAAGATTATTAATCATACCTGCTTCTTCAAATATAACACGTACACAACCGGCACCTGATGCTTTATCAGGTCTATTATGTAATGATATAGTATATATCATTGACTTGCGTCCTTTTTCATTTCCTTTTTTGTCTTTAGTACCAGATTTAATTACACCTTTTTGTGCTGTTTTATCAAGTACACGTGTAATATGTGGACCACCAAACTCTGTATATTCAGTAAGAAAATCAATATTTTGCAAACATTTTTCAAAAGTTTCTACACCTTTTTCACCTGTTTGTGAAACAATAGCTACCTTGATTTCTTTATAGAATGTATATTTGTATGTAGCTCCTGCAGCATTTTTATAAGAAAATCCTAAACGTCTGGCTTTTGCAAGTATTATAGATTGTTTATAAGCAATAGGTAATCCATATTTTGATGGATTTTCTCTTGCATCTAACTCCATAAACCAATAATAATCCATTGCACAAGGTAATGGAAAATCAACAATCTCTGTTGTTTCTCCTGTACTTAATGTAGCCACTCTACCAATACGGCAGTAATTCCAATAAAAGTATAATTCTCCTGATATTTTTATACCACAAGGTTTACCATTTATAATTGGTTCAAATCCTTCTATACATCTTTTTCTTTCTTCTAACCAAAAATCCCTGTATTTCTGAGTTCCAGGTAAATGAGATGTATATTTAGGTTTTAAATTAGTACCTTTTACTTCTTCTTCGGAATGTCTAAATGAATTTGCAGCTGGTGTAAAATAAGATGTATCATTAAACTTAATCCATTCCCACATTAAGTTTCTTACAGGATTGTCAAGTGATATTTTAGTTAATTCACCATATTCATTTCTGTTTTCCTCAATATGTTTTAATGGAATTTCAGAATTGTAATTTTTATACAATTCTGCTACATTATTATCAATCCATTCGTATGCAAATTTTGTAGGATATGCAACTTGTCTTATAGTTTTTTCAATATTCATCAATCATCAGATTCATCAAACATATTTAATTTAGCATTACCTCTATTACTTTCTTTTTCATCTTGACCTTTTTCCATAAGTTCACGTAATTCTTTTAATGACTTTATTACTCCTGAAACTTTTTGCAAACTTGCCATTAATTTATGAGGGTCATGAACTAAATTTCCTTTTTCGTCTATTTCAGAAAAATCAATTGTACTAAAATAATCAGCAAGTTTATCAGCAGCAGATAAAGAACCTTCAAGTAATCTTTGTTCTGGTGTTGTTATTAATGCTTTGTATTTATTAAATGCTTCTTTTACTATAGCCGGTATAGACTTTCCTTCAAAGAAATCATTTAATGCCTGACTTTCTCTATCAAAATAATTTACATATAAACTATTTGGATCAAGACTATGGTATATGTAAGCAAATGCAATTCTTGCTTTTATCTTACTAGCTGTAGTATCAGAATCCCACAACTTAGAAAACTCAGGAACTAAAAGAATTTCTGCCGTAGGTTCAACTGAATTTCCATTAACAGAAAACATTTTAGCCATTTGTATCAAGTATGTAGTAGTTAATTAAACAATCAGTAGTAAGCATCATTGCAGCTACATTTACAGCACTTTCTAATGCAGTTGTAGTTACTAATGCTGGATCTACTATTCCTTTACTAATCATATCATTAACATATTCCATATCTTTTGCATCATATCCGTATAACGGAGCTTGATCCAAATTTTCCATAATATTATTAATAATTTTTTCATAATCAAGTCCTGCATTAGATAATATTATTTTAATTGGTTCGTATAATGACTGCATTACCAATTGAGCACCAACTTTTTCATCATTATTTACTACATCAAAGTTATTAACATTAATAGATTTTATTGCTTTTAGTAATGCAGATCCTCCACCTGATACAATTCCTTTTCTCATTGCACATTTCACAGCATTGACTGCATCATCTATTCTATCTTTCTTTTCTCCTATTTCTTCCTTAGTATAACCTCCTACTTTAATTACAGCACTGCCTCCAACTAATGTTGCCAATCTTCCTTTTAGTATGTCAAGTTGATATTCATCTTCTGTAATATCTATTTCACTAATAATTAATTCTACGTGTTTATCATAATTAGATTTGTAAATACCATTATCTGATAATGCAGCTCCTTCTATAATTACTAAACTATCTTCTTTTACAATTACAGTTTTAGCACTACCACCATATTCAATTGCATTTTCATGATTTAATGATATTGGTGTGTTAGGTCCAAATACTACAGCACCTGTAGCTGCAGCAATGTCCAATAATCTTGCTCTACGAACATCACCCCATCCAGGAGCTTGTACTAAACAGCAATTTATCTGACCTCTTAAAAACTGAGCTACTACATTAGTAATTACAGTATCTTCAAAGTCTTTAGCAATAACAAGTAATGGTAATCCTAATTCATTAGATTTTGTTAATAATGGTAATAGTTGATTCATACTTGATATTGAATCTTCTGATACAATTATTATACATTTTTCTTTTTCCCATACCATTTTTTCAGCATCAGTTACAAAATATCTTGATGTTGTATTGGTTCCAGTATCAAATTTCATACCTTTAACAATATCAAATGAAGAATTAACTGTAGCTGATTCTTCTACATGCACTAATCCATCTTTAGTAACTTTGTATAATACATCTGCTACAAGATTTCCTAGCAATTTATCATTATTACATGATATATAAGCTACTTTTTGTATTTCTTCTAATGTAGTTATTGATGTACTTATAGATTTAACATATTCTACTACACTCAATAATGCTTTTTGCATACCTCTTGCAATTTCAACAGGATTACCTCCTTCTTCTACAGCTTCCATTCCTTTATTTAAAAGGTAGTGAGCTAATACTGTAGCAGTAGTTGTACCATCCCCGGCATAATTTACCGAGTGTATTGCAGCTTTTTTAAACAATTGTGCTCCTGTATTTTCAGTAATGTCAATTGGATTAACTTCTTTAGCTACAGTTACACCATCTTTTGTTACTATAATACCTGAACGAGGAGATTTGTCAATAACAACATGCCTTCCTCTTGGGCCTAATGTTACTGCAACAGCTTTAGCTACTGCATTTGCTCCTTTAATTAAAGCTTGTCTAGCATCATTGCCATACTTTAATTGTCTTGGATTTGGATCAATCATCATGGTTTAAATCTTGTCTTTTATTGATTCTGAAATAATACTTCCTTCCTTATATATGCCACGGTTTTCAAAAAATTCTACTAATAATCTTGTATCATTGGTTAATCCACAGAAATATTTTATATTCTTATTAGTTGCATTTGTAAGATTTGCCGTGAATAACTCACACTTTTGTATAAATGCTCCCATAGAAATATTAGACATCATAGATTTAGGAACCCAAAATATAATATCTGTATTAGTTATGGTTTTTACATAACTTATTAAACTATCATCAAATTTAAAACTATTTGTTGTTTCATTAACTGTTAGTAGTTTAGTTGCATCTAACATTGCTACAGTTATTAATTTTTTCTTTTTTGCTAATGTAGCCATGTGTTTATAACTATAACCAATGTTACCATCAATTGATACAAATATACCATCTTTTTTATTATTAAAAAACATTATGATATTATTATCAACAACTACTGATAATTTGTCATAGTTACTTATTTGTAATGCATGTTGCCATTCTTCTGCATTTAACATTGGCATCCATTTACCGGCCGGACAATGATCATCTTGTGCCATTGTTTTTGCTGATAGCGGACAACTACACCCATAAACTTCTTCATTTGTAATTACATGTGTAGTTACTTTAGTCTTATCACATATATTTCTTACGTTTAATTCACAACTATTACAAATTTCTAATCTTATAGCTGCTTGGTCTTCTATGTAAGACTTTACTCCAATTGTTTTACTTTGAATTAAGTTAGTCCAACCATTTAATATATTTAATAATTTCATGCTGTATAATTTAAAACCCGACCCTTATGGATCGGGCGACCGAAATAAAAACTAAACTATATGGATTTTATTAACACGTAACATACTGTAACTTATATAACGCAAGTGCAATTTGTTCTTGGAAATTATCAATACGATTTTGAATCCAGGATTCTTTAAACATTTTACGCTCAGATTCAATTTGTTTATACAACATTTTTAAATCTTCCATAGGATTCTGCATTAACTTTGCAGTAAAAGACAATTCAGTTGCACCATAAATACCAAACACAGTTTCTACAAGAATATCTATGTTGTCTTCAAATGCTTCATACAATGCTCCTAATGTTTCATGCATAGATAAATCTTTTGATTTTTGCACATTATGAGTTATATGAATATCTTCTTTAGCTTTATAAAGCATGCTTAAAAACTTTGCATAACCTTGTGCAGATTTTACTTCAGTTTCATCATCATCCTCATACTCATCTTCTTTTACTACTTCTTTCTTTTTCATTTTTAATTTACTCAATGGAGTAAAATCAATAGCATCTTGTTTCATAAGTATAATTTAATTTTAATTTACATCATATCATCTAAAGTAATTTTATTTACTTCTACTTTAAATAGTTCATTAGGATTACCATAAACATTTTGATATTCACCGGCCGGAACAATTACTTCAATTAATTGTGCAGGAATTTTAGCAAATCCTTCATAGTTAGGTGCATAAGGACTATCTAATGTAATTTGATCTACCTTTTGTTTATCAGGATAGTATCTATGTTCTTTAAGATCAAACCAAGATAACTCAACAGTATCTCCTTCTCTAATAGGCATAAGAGTATTATCATCTCTATACTTAGAAACCTCATCTCCTATTGCTACAACAGTACCTTTATAACCATAAGGTAAAGGATTTTTTACAAGTTTACCTTTAGGAAAATCTGGTGTTGTTACTGTTAGATAATATAATGGATTTACCGTGTGTAAATCAGGATTATATTCTGATGGAATAATCCAATTTATCTTTTCAAGTTTAACAATTACAAATTTACCACAAAAAAACTTATCAGTAAATCTCTTATCTAAGTGTGCATTTTGTAAATCAATATTGTATTCTGAAATTTCTTGCTGCACATGCAAATCTTCTAACAATCTTTTTTCTATTTCTTCTTTAGATGTAGGATCAGCAATTAGTTTACTTGCTGTTCCGTTTAAATCTTGAGTAGCCATAGACTCATACTCACTTCCTTTTGAAACTATACCTTTCATTTCTTGTCAAATTTATTAATTAATGTAATGGTTTTATCTTTGTCATTTTTAGATAGATTACCCGAAGTAACTACCTTTTTCATCTTTGATATAATCAAACTAAAAGTTCCCAAACCGGGAAACAATATCTTAGATTCTTTAATATCCAAATTAGTTATTCGTAATCTTAACCAAGAAAATGCATGCTCTCCTACACATTTAACTTTGTCTACATCTATACCTAATTCATCAGCTACTTTTTGGTAAATTTGATTCATTTGCATCATCGTCTTCTACAATTTTAGCTTTAAACAAATAATCAAATTGCACAATATCATTCTTAGATAGTGCTGCTTTTATACCAACCCGTAATTTAGTTAACTGCTCATTAGGTCTTAACAAGTTATCTTCATCAACAACAAGAGTATCTTTATCACGTAACTCTTTCATCAAATAATAAGTATAACTTGGTAGTATTCCTATAGTTTCTCCTAATTCAACTGCTAGTGTTTTTTTCTCTCCTGTGGATCTATCTACAATAGTTTTCTTATTATTAAACTGTATTGCAAATTCAAGAGGTTTTGCCATATATGCAGCTAATAATTTAATAGCTTTATCAGACAAAATTTTTTCGTTAGTTCGCAGTAAATTATCTAAAGTTAAATATACCTCATAAAATTCTTTTTCATTTAATGCAGGATATTTAACTATCTTTTGATTAGATTGCATAGTTTTACTTCTTTCTTAGTCATTAAAAGCGGTGGCCGGATCTAAAGGTGGCCACCAGAATGCCCGAAGAATGAGGGCATACTGCAGCCCTTTAATAAGTCCGTTGTTCCTTTGCCCGCCAACGGACGCTAAGGTAAGGAATTTTTGTGACATTTAGAATGTTTTTACTATAAAATTTTTAAACTTTTTTTAAAACAAATCTAGTTTTAATTTTTTATCTAGTTCTTCCTTATTCTATAATTCTTTTTATATCTAAGTACACTGTACATTACACATTAAATCTTAGTACCACATATAGTACTACCTTTCTATATAATACCCCCCCCCTCCTCCTACGTACCTACCATATTATACCCCACCCTTTATTTTATAAAAGTAGTTTTCAGTACATTCAGTGGTACCATCCACAATCAAAGACCCCTACTAAACTACGATAGGGGAATACCCCCGGGTTTATTCATTTTTTCAAAAAAATAAGATTATGAGTTTCGCAACAATGCTTCAGAATTTGCAGCAAATCGCAGCTGCTAACGGTGCCAAATTGGGTACTGGTATTTCCAACTGGAAAAAAACTCCTACGGGAGAAGTTATTACCCTTGGCGATAAGGGTGTTTCTGTTATTAGTACTGAGTACGGCAAGCGTCTTGCTGTAGCTGGTATGGATGGCGATAGAGAGGTTACTCTCTACTTTGCTTTCTCCGAATTTCAGGAGGATGCAACTGCATACGAGATAGTATTGTTCGTCTACACAGGCGACAAGACTGATCGTTCAAACTGCTTCAAAGCTGTCGCTTTGTAGCATTTGGGGGGAGCACTGCTCCTCCCTTTTTTTACTTCAAATCAGACTTAAACTAGCATTTAATTTTTAAAATCTTATAATACTAAAAATCATGAAAAATTTTCTCAAAGCATTAACAGTTAGCTTCTTTGTGAGCTGCATCGTATGGTTTATGATACTATTAATTACTATTATACCATCATTCCCATCACTGTTAGTAGGAGTAATCATCAGTACATTTTTTACATTAATGATTATCTGCTGTTTCATCTGCGCCTGCTACACAGTAGGTGCATTTGAAGATTAAAACAAACTAGACAATAATATTAGGATTTCGCATACCTTTTATTCCAACGTGTAAGAGTAATCTTGAAGGAAATATTATTGTCATTTTTTTTCACATTTAAATTAAGCTACACGTATAATATATGTGTAGTAATATTATGAAAATTTCAAATTAAAAAAATCCTACAATTGTAGGTAGACAAGTGCCGTTCACCTTATTGCTTTGGTGATGTAAGTGCCGAAAGTTGGATTAGCAATCCTATTTAAACTATTGATTATGAGGATGTAAGATGGTGGTAGTCCTCTACCACACATTTTTACACATTATCTTACATCCTCTATTTTTAATCTAATAAAACTATATAGACAAATGATAGCAGCATTAGTAATCGTAGCCATGATTTATTTCATGGTTACTGTAGAATTATATCCATCACAAAAGTAAATAAAACAACAATGAAAACAGCAATTCAAATATTAACATTCATGCTTTCTGCAATAGTAAGCGTAATCTCACTAGTAACTGGATTCTTTTTCCCTGCAAATTATGATATGGGAATATGGGGTACAATTCTTTTTCCTACAGCATTAGTAGGAATCTCTTTAATCTGTTTCACTTATGCTGTAGTAACAGCTAAAAAATTAACAGATTAAACCTATAAAAATGTAACACCATTCTCAAAGTTAGATTTTCCTTAATGGTTAAGCTTTATATGAGAATCTCTTTTTATCCTTTTTGTGAGTTACAAAAAGTCTTTTATTTAATCTTATAAAACAATAACAAACATGAAAAACTTCTTCATCATTGGTTACTATGTTAACCAAGATTTTCAGCACTATTGTACCGTAGTAGTATGCGGTACTATTGATGATGCAAAAACTGTATCAGAAAACTTAATTACTACAAACGAATCATATAGAAAATATGAAATCATTAAATCTGTTTCTGAAAAAGAAATAGATGAAGTAAAATTCCAGGGTAATCTCTGGAACCAGATTGAAATCATAAATGCCGAAACTAGTAATGAATTAGTTTGGCAAGAGTTTTACAAATAAATATTATAAAAAACTTAATAACTTCCCAAGTTGTTGAGGGCACCAGTTTCTTTGATAGTGACATTCCAGTAAAGTCAATTATGTAGTAATACATATCTGGAAAAGTTTAAGGATGACAGCCTTGATATCAAAGTTTTAGGTGTAAAACACATCAGGAGTTCTCAGGGTAGAAAGGAAGGCGCATTAGTACAGCTACCTTCAAATTGGTTAATATCATTAACAATGATATGAGTTCGATACTCATTCCGAGAACAGTACAGGATTAACTTTGATTAAAACATGAAGCGTGATTAGCTATCACGAGTTGATTGATTATGATAAGGTATATCCGTAAATGTAACAATAAGCTGATTTAAATATCAAACAAGATTGCTAAACTTGTGCTTATTGTTATATTTATTTTATTTTTTAAACATTTAAAAACATAAAACAATGAAAAAAGTACACCTATGGTTTCAAAACCACATTTCAAAATTAAATGAAGAATTAGCAAATGCTGATTCTTTTGAGAAACAAGAAATAGAAGCTGAGCTAAAAGAAGCTTGGCAAATGCAACTTTTAGTCTCAGATTTAATTGACTGGGATGAAAAAGATGAAAATGATGAATTTTGTCACAACTGTGACTGGCATGGTTCATGTCAGTCACATCCAAAAGAATAAGGAATAAATCCCTTATTCTTTTTTATTTATAATTTTAATGCACCACAACTCACTTCCCAAGGGTGAGCAGTTGTAATTCACCAAGTGTTGGACACGTTAAAATGAACAAGCAATTTTTATTGTAGAGTTCTCTTGTTTAAAACCTTTTAGGTCTTTAAGACCTTTTATAGGAGCAAGTTGATGAAACCATAGATTAGGATTACAACTGAGTGCAGAGGGAAATTATTTTTTAAACATTTAAAAACACATAATTATGTACAGTTACAACTTTGAAACAAAACAGCTAAAGCATATCTTCGACAATTTAAGATATGTAGTGAATAACAGTTCACTGACAATTCAGTGTGAACCACAAGAATGTAGTGTAATTGCTATGTTTCCTAATAAAGCATTGTTTGTAGCAATGCCTATTGAGAAACTTGGCAATGTAACTATTGGCGGATTCCAAAGTGAATCCACAGGATTTCTTATAATCCAAGGTTATAAAATCTATTTTTCAATTCACGAAGATGTACTATATCTTCGCAAATCAAGCTAATATGTTTAACAAAACAAAACAGGCTAACTCACCTGAAATAAATGAGTTATTACTATCTGAAAAATACTATCGTGATTTAACGATAGATGATGATGGTAATTGTGATTGGGGTAAGAATATTTTCTTACCCGAATTTATAAAACATTTCACACACGTTGATACTTATGAACGTGATTCAGAAGAAGTTAGATTACAAGGATGGTTTAAACCAACAGATTCTTGTAGCCTACCTTCTTGTGAAGTGTGGGGTTTTGATGCTGAATATGGAATATTTATAGCATCATTAATTATAAAACAATAAAAAACTTTAAAAATGAAAGAAACTATTATCTTTGTATTGTTTTTTACAATGTTATGCATTTGCGTGACAGGTAAAACACAAACTACTGATGTATCAGTAAAATCTTTAAAGCAACTTATATCAACTAACAATGAAATAGAATGCTTTGCAATGTTTTTTGATATAAGACCTAGTATAATAAAAAAAAACATTGACAAATTTAGATTAAAGTTTGCAATGGAATTAAAAAAAGCAGGTTGGAATCCAACTAACCTGGAAAAATTAATAGATTTTAAAATACCATTTGATAAAAATGGTAACATCGTAACCAAAGAACAATGGAAAAAAATAAATAATGTAGATAATGATACAGAAGAAAAAACTCTGTTTCATTATGATATAAAAGAATAGTTTTCATCGTTTTAGTTTTGGTTTTAAAGGAGGCCTGCTGTTAGAAATGACAGCAGGTTTTTTTATTTACTAATTATTAACTTACAATAACAATAACCTATCATGAAACAAATTTTATCAGACAACTGGGGTATAATTGCAACAGTTGCATTGTGTGTATTCATTTACTTAAATTGGACAAATCCAATTGCACAATTACTAAGCGGATTTTTATTCATTTTACCAGCTTGCAAAAACTAAAATGAAAGTTACATGGACATCTAATGGGAAGAAATATCCCATTAATAAATTAGAGCATAGCCATCTTCAAAACATCATTAAGATGTTGTGGCGACAAAACACCTGGTTAAAAGACGAAATGTCTAAAATGAACATAGGTTTAGACATATTATCTAAATCTTCTTGCATTTCATACCTATACATTGTACTAAACGAATTTACACCTACACCTAAACCACAACCAAAAAGAATGCAATTCAATGGTGAAATAGCACAAGAAATGGCAGACTTGTGTGAAATAGCAAAAATAGTTGGTTGTGAGGTAGAAGAACTAGATGATTATTTTCAAGATTCTTTTGATTATTAAATCACTTTTTAAATATTTATCAACATGCAAAAAATGACAGCAGAAAAAATTGCAAAACGAAAAGAAGAAGTAATGCTAAAAGAGTATTTAGCAGAATCGTTTGAGTGTTTTGTAAGAGAAAAGAAAGTTGATTATACAAAATCAGCATTACACAACTACTACCAAAATCCTAAAACAGGATGGATAGGAAAGAGATATTAAAAGACGTACTAACTTATTTATCTCAGGGATTAATTATCCCTGAGAATAATAGGTTAATTGGTACAGCAGATGAAACATCTAAAATCACAGGTAAATGTAATGACTACATTGACAATGTATGTTACGTGTGTTTAAGAGGTTCAATCATATACAGTGCATTAATGAAAGATAGAGAAACCTTTAAAGATAAAGAATTTCAATCTTACAACTACGATGCAAAGCTTGATGAAATTATAAATTTTTCAAATATAGAAGAGTATTTAGCAGAAGAAAATATCTTTACGTTTAAAGAATTTATGATACTTGAATACATATTTGAAAACTACTGGTATGATCATGCATACAAAGAATTTACATTTGATGAAAGAGATATACTATCTAATGCAGCTGAATTGTTAATGCATTACCATACTACCGGTAAATTAAGAACAATAATAGAAGCAGCATTATTGTGTAAAAATGTCATAACAGTTAATGAAATTTATAAAAACATAAAACTTCTTACAAAATGAAAAACATTATAATAATCTTTGCAATCTTATTATCTTTGTCTGTAGTAGGACAAACTTATACAAGTGATATTGTACTTTACCGTGATATTCATGAATCATCAATAGATAGTATAAAAACTACTATAAAGATAAAAAAATCAGGGTTATCTATTTCTAATAAGTTTTCCACAGATAATTACTATGGAGTATATTATGACAAGTTTTACAAAATGTATTCCTATGAAAATGAATATTCTAAAGTAATTATCATGAAAGATAAAGATACCATATATGTACAAGAATATCCTATGACAGGTGCATACAAAATAATAATTGCAACTAAATCAAATAGAAATGATGGTAGAAGAAATTCATTACAAAAAAGTAGCAATAGCTGTAATAAGTAACGACAGTACTTTAACTATTGCACTATTCGGAGGTAATTCTATAGATTTGATAAATAAAATAAATTCATCAAAAATAGATGGAATATACCTTAACGAGTTATCTACATCAGAATTAGCAGTAAGTTTATATAATGCTACAGATGAAAGTCTTAAAGTTTTATACACTGCTGCAATTCTAATAAGAAACTTTAAAATAAATACAGCAAAAATCAAAACTACAACTTCAAAGATTGAATTTGAAGAATGTTTAGATGAATATTACAGTCTCTGTAAATTACTAAACGAAATAGTAGAAGGTGAAGAAATGACTGAATTTCAAGTTTCTTATATTATATCAGAATTATTATTGTCACTTGATAACCAATCTGGCAAATTTTTTAACAATTTCTCATTAAACTAATATGTTATGTACAACAAAAAATATTTTCTAGGAGTAGTAAGAAAAAACACAGGCATTTTACTACTATGCCGATATTTCTTTGAAGAAAGCATTTTAGTAAATGCAATAACAAATGAAAATGTAAATACAGATGATTTAGCATCGTCTGAATTTAATGCATTGCATGAACAGCCGGCAGTCTTCAGAGGTAATGAATAAATTTGTTTGTGCAAAATCAAACTACAAAACTAAATTTGAAAAGTGGTGGATTGCACACGAATTTACAAACAACAGATTTTACAGCAAATGTAAAACTTACAGTTCAGCAGATATAATCTGTATTGACGATGTACTACCTGAATTATTTAACACAACATCTTGTGATAATGAAACTGTAATAAGATTATTCCAGTCAACTAATAAGATGTACAAAATTGTACTATGATAAGATTAACTATTATCGTTATTATACTTACAATGTTAAATATAGATTTAAACTCCAACAACTCAATAAAACATGTACCTGTAGTAATTAAAGCTAAAAAGAAAGCTACTACAGGTCATGTTTCATTTGAAATGCTTAAAAAGCATTCTCCATATCCTTTATTAGCATATACAACCGTAGTTGCTGAATCAGGATGGGAAAGGCATAAATCTAATTTAGCAAAAAGATTTAATAACAATACCGGTATGACTGTTCCAATATCAAGATGTAATTCTGCAACATTAAAAGATACTGCAATGCTAAAAGAAATGTTAAATCTTGAATTTAAAAAAGATTATGACATTTACAGAATAAACAACACAGTAATCAAAAATAAATGCGGAGATACATTAGTAGCTTACATTAATCGTTGGGCAATATTTGTAACGCCTGAAGATTGTGCTAAAGACATAGGTGAATATCAAAGATTGTATATCAAAGATCATCATGCCGTGTCTGCAGAAACATATCTAAAAAGATTAAAAGAACTAAACTACGATGGTGGTGAAACAGGGTATCATGATTATTGGATATCTATTTATAACTCAGTAAAACAACATTATGGAAATTAAATTTAAAGATTTTCCAAATCTAAAATCTCACAAAAATCCTATGAAGTATTTAAGACTTCTTGCAGCTGAAATTCAAACTTATGGTCCTGTAAATACGAGAACAGAAGTAATAATGTACAAAGGATTTCCAATGCAAGTAGAAGTAAATCTTTACAGAAGATTAAAACGTGCTTACAAAAAGTATGGAATTGCTGGTATCATAGAACAATTTACTATGATAATTCAAAAATCGAAAAAAGTTGTTCCATTTGACAGTGAAGATGGTGTAACAGATAAAAAAATAACATCATCTCAAGTAATTGACTATTTTAATAATTTAACTCAATTAGTTAATAATTGGGTATTACCTAATCGCTAATATTTATCAACATGAAAAGAGTTCTCACATCGAATCAAATGATTCAAAAAATTGGTGCAATTGTATTCTATGTCAACAAAACTAAAACAATTGCTTATTCTGAAAAACTTACAGAAGAAGGAGAAAAAGTAAAAATTCCTGTAGTAAAACACTACAAATCTGTAATGAAACGTGTTCCATTATTAGTTGCTCATGTAGCTAATACTACAGAACATGATGACAAAGCAAGAAACACTTCACGTGATACAAGAAAAGGTGATTGTATTAATGCTACAATAACTGAAAGAGAGTACATTAACAACATAAAAAATCTTGCAATCGACATCTATGGTATCAAAGATTTAAATGATCTTGATTCATACATGATGGATGTATCATTTCCTCCATTTTATGACATAGTAGATTCAAATAAAAATGTTGTAGAACAAGGTGTGTTCTCTAAATTCCACGAAGCTGTAAATCAATAATAATTACTAAAATCATTTATCATGAAGCTAACAATTAAAAAAACCCTGTCTAAAAAATCAGCTGATAATATCATTAACTCAAGAAAGTTAATTAATTCAGCCGGTAAATACATTGTAAAAGTAAAAAATTCTGCCTTTACAAAAGATAGAAAACTAATTGTAAACATTAATGCTTGTACCCAAATGCAACTTGATGTTTATAATCAAGCTTCTAATGACAATCTTCAATATGAAGTAAATCGTTGTCAATTGTCTTTTGCAGGAAAGATGTCATTTATTCCTGAATCAAATGAGTATGTAGAAATAATTGTAGATTATATTCCTACTCATAAAGGACAAAACAAAGATTTTCGTATTGTTGAGATGAACAAACTTACAGTAAACAATCCTATTACTATTAAATCTTTAATAGAAAGTAATGTTGTAGATCCAATTACAATGTTGGCTAGAGATATTGCAGAAAATATGGGAATTGATTCAGAAATGCCATTCTAAATTACTTGTGGTGCATAATGTAAAAGTTATGCACCACTCTTTACAGATTAAATATGGACTTAACTACAAAAGAAGTTATTGTATTACTACTAATTCACATAGATAATAATCAAATATTATTTGATGATTATAATGAAATTATTGATTCATTGATTAATAAAGGATTAATCTACAGTCAATCTGGTAATTCATATATTATAACAAAAACTGCTAAAACAAGAATTAGTAATCACATATTGAAAGAGAAGAATTTACCTGAATACATAAGCAAATACTCATTTCCTGAAGCATTTGATAAATTCTTTTCAACAGCATCTCCAAATGCAATTAATACATTACTGCTTTCCTGGTTAAATTCTAATAAGTTTTCAGGACTAAATCCTGTAACTTTGAAAAGATTAATAGAAATTGCAAATAATGAGATTGATAATATTAATAATAATAAATCAAAAGTAAACCTTCTGATAAAAAATGAAAAAAGGTGATATCATACCAGTATATTTAAATCCTTATTTACTAGTAGAATTTGAAGGATGGGCAATTATACTTGATGAACCTGAATTGCATGAAACTTTTTTAAGTGAAGCAAATAGTTTATATCAAGTCATTAGAGTTAAAATAAGATTTCTAAATTACAATGAATTAGAAAATCTTAGGCCGGGAAAATACAATGATAAATTTTCTAAAGATTTTATAACTCATAGAAGAATTAGAAAAATTATAATGGAAAATCCAAATGACGATGATATTAGACTATTATCTTACTCACCAACAAACAATAAGAAAAATGTCAAAAATAAAACTCAGTCAAAAGATTAAAAAAGGAGAAAAGCTTGCAAGACTTTCTTACCTTACTGTTCTTGATGACAATGTACACATGGGTAATAATCAATTTGGAATATCTGTTAGAAATACATTTGGTTTTGAATGGGTTATGTCTAAAGATGTATTAGATAATGAATGTGTTTCAGCATCTCAATATGAAATAGTTGAAAAAGTATCTCAATCTGATATGATTGAATTGATACTTGCAGCTGGTCACAAAGTATTTACTGCAAACTTTAATAAGAAACCTGATCCAAAAGTAGCAATTAAAAAACTACAAGATTTATATCCAAATAAAGGAATTAGAGGAGTAGGTATTGCAAAACGTGATGATTATAATAAAGCTGTTGTAGATGCTGTGGGAATCTTAATTGATGGTGAAGAAAGAACAATTACTTGTCGTATTCTTTCTATTGATAGATTAAGAGGTAGATTATCTGTTGTTGATTTAGAAATAGAAGATACTAAAAACAATATTCGTCAAATTGACCCAAGAACATTAAATTGGTTAATCATTGATGGAGTAAAATATATAATAAAATGATTTATTTTGTGACTGGGGATTTAAACTTTGCAGGTGCTGACATTAAAACAATCAAATGTTTACCAAATGATTTATTTAATTCAGTGCCTGTTAAAGTTTATGCAGATACTGAAACTACAGGATTAAGTCCTCATTATAATAAAATACTGTTATTAATTTTTACAATTGATAATATTGACACATTTGTAATTGATTGTAGAACTACAGATGAACATATAAAAGTAATAACAGAATGGCAAAATTGTGAATGGACATTTCATAATGCACAATTTGACTTAGGATTTATTTATAAGTCTACAGGAATAATACTAAAGAATGTTCACTGTACTTATCAAAGAGAAAAACTTGCTTTTAATTCAGATTACGATGAGCCGGGAAAATATTCATTAGCAACTCTAATGAAAAAATACCTAAACATTGAAATGAATAAACAAACAAGAAATAGTTTTATAAATAAACCTGATATAGAACCATTTAATGAGAAAGAGATTCTGTATGCTGCAAATGACGTAATACATTTACATAAACTATTTTATGCACAAGAATCTAATATTAAAGACATAGAATATCTTGTTTATGTAGAACGTAAGTTTATATCATCTGCAGTAAGAATGTCAATGAGAGGTATTAGGTTTGATCCAGAAGTATGGCGTAAAAATATCAAGATAAATTTATTAGAATTAAAAAAGTACGAAGAACTTCTTTATGAAGAAATTAAACGTCTTGATGAACATTATCCATTACTAAGTCAAAGATATAAAGCATATACACCTAAACATATTAAGAAAGGATATGAACAATATCAGACTGAAATGGATTTTGCATTTGATAAAAATGCTGTACTAAAGCAAATAAATCTAAATAGTTCAGACCACATTCACAAAATATTTAAAGCTTGTGGTGTAACTGTATTTGATACTAATGCCAATACTTTAAAAGAGTATAGAACTAAAAATCCAAATACTCCTCTTGCTAATTTCATTCAACTATTAGTAGGTGATGAATCTAAACACGGACCTTGTTACAAATTCTATGAAAAGTCTTTATCAACTTATGGTGAAAATTTTATCAAAGAGCATGCAATAATTCATAATAATGGTCATTACTACATTCATACTGAATTTGGATTGATAGAAACAAAGACAGGTAGATTATCTTCTAATAGTCCTAATCTTCAAAACATACCTGCAATAAAGACATTTAGACATGCATTTGTTGCTGATGATGATAAGGAAATTTATACGATAGATTTTACCGGTTGTGAATTGGCTATTTGTGCATATCAAAGTAAATGTCCTACAATATCAAGTTCTATTAATGAAGGAACAGATCTTCATAGTTTTATGGCTACAATTAGTTATAAAATTATTATGAATGATCCTAATTTTGTAGTTTCTAAGCATCAAAATGCACAATACAGAAATAAACATAAACCTGTATTATTTGGTATTTTGTACGGAGCAGGCCCATCAAGAATTGCATCTGTATTAAATATTGAAATAGATACAGCAAAACGTGTTTATAAAGCATTGCAAGATGAATTACCTGTATTATTTAGATATTTAGATAACTCAAGTAAATCTGCAATAAGAAATAGATTTATTACATCTAATCATGTAACTAAAAGAAAGCAAATATTTACAGATCCTTATAAAGAAGATTACAAAATTGCCAAGGAAGCAAAGAATTATCCTATGCAATCTACAAATGCTGATTTAATTAAGGAAGCTATATGCACATTAGATTATTACATAGAAAAGAATAATCTTGATGTTCAAATATTACTTACTGTTCATGATGAGATAGTATTTCAAGCACCTAAAAACAAACCTGAATATGCAGAACAACTAATTCATATTATGGAATCTGTTGCTCAAAAGTATGTTCCAGGAATTAATTTAAAATGCTCTATTGAAATAGGGCCAAGTTGGACAAAATAAACCCTTATTATTATGAAAGATTTAAAATTTATGGTAGAATTATTTGCCGTAGTGATACTGGCATTTGTATGTTGGAATTTAATGTTAATAAGTTGCAAAGAATCAAAAAAGATAGACCAATCCACTAATAAATGGAATGGAGCTGATACATTAAAAATAATGATTATTGAAGATTCAGTTGTAATTATGAACAAAAAATAACATGCATATTAAAATTACAAATGATAAATTACAAATTGTTGGTACTGAAAATGATATTAACGAGTTAAAATCATTATTTGATGAATCCAATAATAGTTTTACTATTCCTGTTAAATTTAAAGTAGAAACATCTTTAAATGAAAAAATACAGGAAATTGAGAAATGGGTGATTGATGTTTACAGACCTATGTTTAAAAATTTAAAACAAGGTTCTATGGGTGACAGATACGGATGTATTCAAAAAATGGCTTTGTTCATGATTGTACATCCTGAATACAGTACTGATGATATAATTACAGCTACAAAAGCTTATATTCAATCTTTTAATTCTGATCATACTTACATGATGCAAGCAGATTATTTTATCTTTAAGCAAGTAAGACATCAGAATAAAGAAATGATTACAAGCAAACTATTAACCTGGTTAGAAGATGGCCCAGAACAGTATGTAAGTAAAGACTTTTTTGACTCAATAAACTAATACTATGCAGGGATTTAACAGGTTTATAGATAGCGTTGAACGTGGTAAAAAAGGTGATAATGAAGGTTTACCTATAAATATGCCAGCATTAGAGAATTTTGTTCCTAATTTACAAAAGAAACATTATTATCTAATTGGTGGTAATACAGGTTCAGGTAAAACTACATTGTTAAAAGATAAATTCTTTTTAACTCCTTTAGAGCATGTTAGAATGCTACAACTTGAAACAGATAATCCACGTAACATTGATGTAGAATGCTTGTATTTATCATTTGAGATGGATGTAGAAAGTCTTATTGCAGGTACAATTGCAAGAAAGATTTATATAGATACATGGGCAAGAGGTAATGCAAAAACACTTAATGTAAACTACATTATGTCACGTGGTAAAAACAGAATATCTGAAGAAGACTATCAACTTGTAAGATCTTATTTTAGATATTGGGAATGGATTGAATCAAAAGTAAAATTCATTGATAATTCATTGTCTATTGAAACGATAAAGCAAGAAATACATAATCTTGCTTTACGTAATGGTCAATTATTTAAAAACAATGATGGGTTTTCTTATTATTTACCTAGTAATCCAAATAAATATTTAATTGTATATTTGGATCACTTTGCATTGACAGAAATATCAAGAGGAAGTAATCTTGTACAAACAATGGAGGATTTATCTCACGTATTTGTTAAAGCACGTAATACTTATTACATGACTTTTGTTGCTATTCAACAGCTTAATATGGATTTATTTGACCCGGTAAGGGTAAAAATAGGTAGAGTAGGTCCAATGTTATCTGATTTTGGCGACAGTAAAAAAATATCAAGAGATACAGAAATTGTAATTGCATTACATAATCCTGCAATGTTTTCTCAACTTGCTTATTCTGGATATGATATTACAAAATTAAGAACTTGGTTTAGATCAATAGAAGTTCTTAAAAATCGTTATGGAGAAACTGATAAAAAAGTCGGTGTATTTTTTAATGGTGAGGTAGGATTAATAAAAGAATTACCTAATCCTACATCAACTGCAATGAATGATATTTATAACAATCTTGCAGTACGTATATAAACTAATATTTATGTTAAAATTTGTTCCAGAAAAAGACAAACAAGAGTTACCATCTCCACAACATCTCATGGTAATTGGTGCACCTAAGACAGGTAAATCAACTATTATGGCTTTGTTACCTAATTCAGGCATATTAAATATAGAGCCTGGAGGAATTGATGGTTACAGATTTCTAAAACATGTAGCAGTAACTAATGATATTAAATCATTAGATGAATTTAAAAGACTTGTTACAGAAGCTATTACATGGAGTAAGGCAAATGATAATAAAAAACCTTACGAATATTTTATCATCGACAACATGGATGTTTTTGAGGATTGGTCTGAAGAGCAAGCTACTACAGACTATATGGAATCAGAAACTGGTAAAGCATTTAATAGATGGACTGCTGTAGAATTACAGAAAGAAAATCTAACCGGTAAAATACAAGTAGGTGCTGAAAAAACAGGAAAGCATCGTAAATCAGTTATAACATTACCTCGTGGTGCAGGTTATTACTGGTTGCGTAATGCTTTTAAAAGATTGTTAAACACACTACCTTATTTTGCTGATAAAATTATTTATGTTTGCCATGTCAAAGATAAAACTTTAGAAAAAGATGGACAAGAAACTACAGTTAGATCTGTAAATCTTACAGGCCAGGCAGGTCCAATACTTGCAGGTATGTGTGATGCTTGTTGTTTTCTAAGACGTGATGGTGATAAAGTAGTTGCAGATTTTTCTATTGATGATGCAATATCAGGCTGTAGAATACCAGCACTAGAAGGTAAAAAGATTGTAATATCAGAAAAAGACAAAGAAGGAAATATTACAGTATTTTGGAATAAAATATTTCCAGAAATTAAAGAAAACAAGTCAGTTAATTTTGGATAAAACACTAATAATGTGTATTTTTACAATACAAAGCACGACAAATTTTTTATTTTTTTAAAT